AGGCCGACGAGCCGGACACGCCCGCGAGCGTGCGTGATGCACGCGGCTGGGCGCCCACCGCGAGCGCGCTCGGGAGCACATGCACGTGGTCTGCGCGAGAGGCATCGGAGCTGGTGCCCGCTGCTGCGACGCCCAGCGGTTGCGCTGCTACGTTCGACAGCGGTGCGGCATCGCCCTGCGGCCCCTGGGGACCTTGTGGCCCTTGAGGGCCAGTCGCCCCCGTCGCGCCCGCAGGACCCGTCGCCCCCGGCTGCCCTGATCCCCCCGAAAACCCTTGAGACGAACTGCGCCTTGTCATGCGCCCAGTGGTACCACAAATCCCGGCGCCGGAGGGGCTGCCACAGTGCGGCCTTGGGGCTGCAAAGTGTCGCCGTTGGCGGTGACAAGTGGCGGCCTCTTCGGCGCCGGGATCAAAGAACGATACCAGAGGCCGAGGCTACCGTCCAACGACCCAAAGGCAGTGCGAAATGTGCGACAGACCAGCGTGCGTGAACTCGTCTCGGCCAGAAGCGATCAGCACTTGCTCCCCAAAGTCGCCGCGGGCTCCCGTACTCGGGTCGAAAAAGCAAGCGCGAAATTTGTCCTGATACGGGCGAGAGTACCGAATCCAGCCGCCCGCTCTTGGATCGACGATGATTTCGCCGGACGAAATCGCTGGCGTTGTTCGAAAAAACGGCGACCAATGCCGGCCGAATCGCTGCTGCACGAACGGGTTCCAGCCGCTCCGCGAGTTCTGGCGTTGTGCTTTGTCCATCGCCAGAACTCGACACACAGCCCTGATACGGTTCGCAGACTGAGCTGATTCGGAAGCTCAACGAATGGCGGCGTCGGCACGGAAGTGTAGTTCGCCCGTACGGTGACGCCTGGGGCTCCTGGGTCGGGAACGAGCGGCCCCGATCCCGGAAGCAGCGCGAGCAACGGCGGCATCACGTCGAGGAGCCGACGAACGCGAAAGGTGATCTCGACGACGGCGTTCACGACGGCAGGAAACGAAAGCCAGATTCCGTTCGCGGCGTCGGACGTCGATGGCTGCGGCCAGCCCTGCGACGCATTGCGCCGCATCAGATCGTAGTCTGTGCCCTGGTTCTGCGGAACGCCGCCGTACTTGACGGAGATGATGTCCGAGATTCGAGCGAACACTCCGACGGGAAGGAAAAACCCTTGCTGTCCGGCATACGCGATTCTCGTGACGGTCTCCGTTCTTTCGGAGTAGGCCACTCCGCCAGAACTTCCAGATGTCGACGACCCGAAAAATCCTTGGCTTCCCATCAGAAAAAGTCCCTGTCCTGCGTCGCAAGAAATTGCAGCGGAACCGGCGCACCGGCGACGGCTCGAACCCACCATGAACGCTTGTGTGAAGGCATCGTGAAAGACGACGTCGGCGTTCCGTTGACCATGTGCACATGATCCGTGACGCCATCGAACGAGACCCACACCTCGGCAGCCGCAGCCGTCGTGAAGGCGAAAGAGATGGTGTCCGGCACGAATGGAACGACGGCATCCGGTACAGCGGGCGTGTACGCCGGGTTGAGAATCGAGAGCTGCTTCGCCATCGCCTGTTCCGGCGTCGGCGTCGTAACATCAACAAGAGCCTCTCGATTCACCTGAATAGACGGGCTCGTCGAGCCATCGCTTCCGCTCGGGCAAGAGCCGGCGCGATCTGCGATCGCGAACGCCTGGACCGCCACTTTCGGCGGCGCGGCGGCGTCTGGCTGCGCGCCCGCTTCTGGCTCGAACGACACGCCGACGACCCATTCGTGACACGGGTCGCCGGTGATCGTGACGAGCCACGCTTCGAGCATGTTGTTGGCCGCGGAGCTCAGCACGTTGTTGAAGTTGAATCGCCCGCGAAATACCAGTCGAGCGGACACACCATCCACACTGTGAATCTCGACGTCGAAGTCTCCCGGCCCCGTCGCGTCTTTGGCTCGAATCGAGAAGCGAATCCGATCAGAAATGACGAATCGATTTGATTCGCAGGCGCGATTTACGTTGAATTCCTCGATGTCCTCGTGCCGAAACATCTTGACGACACGCACGAGGGACGGCCGCTCCTGCGGCTGTCCGAGGTACTGCCGCCCGGAGACAGTCTCAAATGTGTTCGTTCCGTCGCGAACGGACGTCGCCAGCTCGGAGCTGTATTTGGCATTGACGTCGTCGCCAGAGAATTTGCTTTCAGACCGCGGAATCGCCATGAAGGCGAGGCTACCACGACTGACGCCAGCGCAAAAGAAGAGAGGGAGCCACGACGGTACTCGCGGCTCCCTCTCTTCCGCTCAGGGCGTTCGCCCGAGCTTCCGCGCGCCACAAGGCGCCTCGGAGTAGATCAGCGTCGAGCGAGCTCGCGGAGCTCCTTGATCTCTTGGCGGAGCTGCGAAATCTCGCTGTCCTGCTCGTTGTCGCGAGCGATGTTCTTGTCCGTCACCAGACCCACCGAGATTTCGAGGCGGATCACGACGCGGAAGGACGCGTTCGCGGTCAGCGGCGTCACGGCGCCTGCCGCGATCACGATCGTGCGCTCGGTGTTCACCAGGACCGCGAGCCGATCGGCCACCTCGTCTCCGCGACGCTCGGCGGGGCCGAGCGTGGGGACGTGGTACTGCAACGGGTTCGGACGCGAGCTGAACGCGCCGGGGGCACCCGCGCTGCTGCGATCGCGGTGGTGCATGCCGTCGCCCACCGGCCAGCGCGCGACCGATCCGAGGTTGCGCGGCACCTTGGAGGTCTCCTCCCAATACTCGATCTTGACCGAGAGCGCCTCGGCGATCGCGCGCCACGCAAGGCCATCGGTTTCGAGCAGACCGGCGAGTGGCTGATCGAACGAGCCGGGGTTGGTCATCGATCCGGGATCGGCCGTCGGCCTGAGGAAAATGTCGACCGGAGTGAATCCGACCGCCGAAATCACGCCCTCGTGTCCGGGCGGCACGAGGTAGCCTCCCTTTTCGAGATTCGTGTCCGCCGCCGAGCGGATGCCGAAGTCGCTCCATCCCGCGTCAGCGTCCATCTCGCCGATGCCCGCCTGCAACAGCCTGCGCGACTGCCCCTTGGCGATCGTGAGCCGCGAGTTGATGTCGGTCGTCGCGTCGAACGAGAACAGCACGAAACGACGCGGATCGTGGCACGCGATGTGCTTGAACGGCGAGTTCTTCGACTCATAGCCGTAGTTGCAGGCGCCGTCGCCGTGGGGCGCCATCAACCCTTGGGCGAGACCCATGTTCGACGGGATGAATCCCGGCATCGAGGCGACGTTGCGGAGCGCGGCGCTGGGCGCCATGTTCACCTTCTGGTCCATTCCTGTCTCTCTTTCGTCCGTTGAGCGCTCGGCGCCCACGCTGGGCGGCAGAGCGATAGTTTTGCGATTTGCGAGGTTAGGTGCGAGGTTGCGGGGTGACGAAGCTCTGGCGCGGCCCGATCAGCCGACGCTCGATCCCGTGTACTGGCGCTGGCCGCCGTACTCCGGCGCGCGCATGCCCTCGGGCAAGAGCCCCGTCGACGAGCCCGCGGGGGGCGCCGTCGTCGAAGACGGCTGGTTGCGATACGCGGCGAGGCGAGCGCGAGCGGCGCTCGTCGCCGTGGCGCGCTCGGCCTCGCTCATGCGAACCCACGCGATGACGTCTTCCATGCCGCTGACGACGCCACCGACCGCGACGCCAGCCCCGACCGCGGGAGCGCCCGCGGCCGCGATCACCGCGCCGAGCGCGATGTGCCCGAGTCCTTGGACCACTCCGCGCTTGACCCCGCACCAATCGGTGTATCGGTCGAGCGCGTAGTCCGTCACCGCGACGGACGCCGCGCCGGAAATGCCGACGATCAAAACGGACTTGCCGAACTCCATCAGGCGTTGCTTGCTGGTAGTCATACCGACTGCTCTCTTTCTCGATTCGTTGTGGGGTTGTCGTAGCGCCCTCCTCCGAACCGGAAGAGGGGAGACCTTGTGTCGCTCGGCTGTAGTGTCAGCCGAAAATCTTGCTCTTTTTGCCCGAGCTGGACACCGCGGCGATCGCGCCGACAGCGAGAAGCGCCGCAATGCCGATCGCGGCGCCCGACGAGCTGCCCGTCGCCACCGTTGGACGCACGGGGACTTGCGCGGGCCGAGCGGGCGACGGAGGCGAAGCGGGCGGGGCGCTGGCCGGGGGAGCGCTGGCCGGAGGGGCTGCGCGCGGTCGCTCCGGTGGGAGCTCTGAGCCGTGTGGCTGCGGCGCGCTCGGCACCACGGTCGTGTTCTCGACCGAAGGACGACGCGCAGGCGGCGCGGCGTTGGGATTCGTCGATGCGCTGGCGAAGAACACGCCCATCGCAGCGTTGATCGTCTGCCCCGATGGGGTGTCGCGAGACACGGTGAGCGCGCGCCCCCAAACCGGCAGAGACACGGTCGTCGTCGTCACGCCCGCCGTCGCCGCCACGTTGGAATAGCGGAGCTCGATCGACGCGAGCAGTTTCGCGAGATTGGCTTGCGCGCGTTCGAGTTCCGGTCCCGGAGCGGGCGCGCTCGTGGGAGACGGGAGGACGAATGCGAGGCAAATCGCAGCCTTCGTCGACTCCCAATTGACTTGGCGCTGCCTGAACCCGAGCGCGATCGCGTCGAGATACGACTGCGGGAAGCCGAGCAGCGAGCAGCACAGGTACAGCATCGTCTGCGTGCGGCCCGCCCAATTGGCGTCGACCTGCGTCTCTCGCACGAGAACGCGCAGTTGATACGGCGACCCGAGCGACCGAAGCAGATCGTTGAGTCGCGCTTCGTTCGCGCCGCTCACGCTGCGAAGAAACAAAATCATCCGCGCCTGCAACGCGGTGATCAACATCGCGCCGGACAGGGAATACACCAGCAACCCGCCGACAAGCGTGACGTAGTCGTCGGTGCGCCGGATGAAATACCCGGCGCTCCGCGCGTTCGTCCCGAGGTCGTTGCGATCGAAAATACCGGACATTTCAGCGGGTCTCCTTCACTTCTTCATCGTGAGAGCGATTCCGAACATTCCCGCGACAAGCGCGAGCGCCCCCAGCATGACGCCGGTGCCTGCGCCGCTCGGCTGCTGCGGCTGCTGCTGAACCGTCGCGGCGAGCTCACGCATCACCGCTGGCAACGTCGCTGACGGCGTGTTGCCGTACCTCGCGTTGATCTCAGCGAGCTTCGCCTCGAACTCGCGGCGATTCGCGTTGTCCGCAAACTGCTGTGCCGCCATGCGTTCGAGGTACTCTCGCTCGCGCCCTCGATCGCCCTCGGCGAGCCTGCCTTCGAGGATGCCGACGCCGGTCTGAACCCACCGGCGCGTGTCCTCGGCGTTGATGCCGGGAGTGCGCGTCGACGTCGAGGTAGACGTCGTGGTCGTCGTCGTGGTCGCAGAGGCGCGCGCAGGCGTCGATGTGCCGGTCGCGGTCTGCGCGGCCCGTTCGGCCGCCGTCCGAGCCTCGGCGGCGCCGGCGTTGATCGTCGAGACGAGGTCGCCGCTCTGGCCGATGCCTTCGGAGATCAGCGCGAGCTCATCGTCGCTGTAGCCGAGGGGCATCTCGTGCGAATGCTCGGCATGGGCGAGCCTCGACGCTCGATCGTACGTCGCCGATTCGCTGGCAGCAGCGATCGCCGCGTCGGAATCGACGGACAGAGGCTCGCCAGAAGTGAGCGCGCAGGTCCCCGTAGGGCAACCGCTCTCGCCCTTGTCGGTCGAGCACCCCTCGCACGGGAGATTCGCGCCGTGCTCGGCGTTCGAGCGGCAAGAGTCGCAGCAGTACTCCTTTGAGAGCTTCGCTGCTGCCTCTGCCGTAGCCCGATCCTTGCCAGCGGCGATCGCCTCTGCTTCGAGGGCCGCCTGATTCGAGTAGTACGCCGAGAGCGCGTCTTCCTGCCGTGTGTCGAGTGCTTGGCCCATGATGGCGCAATCGTGGCACGCCATCGCGGGACGCGTCAACTGCCGTTCTGCTCAGCGCTTTTTCTTGAGCAAAACCAGTGCTGTAGCGCCAGCGGCCACCGTCAGAACCGCCGCTGTCGCGAGCGCGCCGCCCGACTGCGCCGCAGGCTGTGCGGGCTGTGCCGCGTCGAGTTCTCGGAGCACAGCGAGCGCTCTTTGCGACGCGTCGGCCGGGTAAATCTGCGCGTATCGAGCCTCGCGAGCGATCACCACGGAGGACGCAGTGTCGACGAGCAACGTCCCGATGCTTCGCTTCCTCGGCGCCTGCGCTGTGACAGCCTGTGCCGGGTCGAGCGGCGGCGTCGACGCGTCGGTGATCACCGCGCGGAACGGCGGCGTCGGCATCGCTACCTCGCTCGACGGGCGAGTCCATCCAGCGGGGATCGCGACGGCATGCGATGGCGGCTCGCTCTTCGACTCGTCGGCCGACGCCTTCCCGGAGATCGAGAGCGGAGCCACAGTCTGTTTCAGGAGTTCCGCTTTCTGCTCTGGCGGCAGGTCGAACATCCCGACGCCAGAGAGGAACGTCGCGATGCCCTTGAGCACAGCGCCCGCGATCTGCCCAACAATCGGCAGCATTTCGAGCGCTCCTGCGACATCGGTGATCTGCCGCGTGAGCTCGTTCTTGTTGAGCGTGTTGAGCGTGTTGAGCGCGGCCGACGACGCCGTCATCGCTGCGGATCGAGACTGCGATGCCGACGACGCGGACGCAGCGAGCTCTGGCGCGACCCTGGCGAGCCATTGCTGGTTTCGCCTGATGACCGCGTCCGTGTAGAGCTCCAGCCACTTTGAAGGATTCAGCGTGAACGCCATCGCTTCGTCGCGGCGCATCGCCAGATCGGGCAGTGACGCAAGCGGCGTGTCGACGCGAGAGATAGCCGGAGAATCCTGCGAGAAATACGCGTCGACGGGCACCGAACGCTGCATGTCCGCGAAGCACGCGGACGATCGCAGGCGCCCCTCGTCCTCATCGATCCACACGACGTCGTAGAAGCCATCGAGCGCAACGGGGGTCCAGCGAAGCGCGATCGAGAGCTTCGGGAAGCGAGGCAGCGCGAGCACAAACCAGTCACCAGCGACGCGCTTGATTTTCCCGACGACGTCAGTGGTGTCGCCGCCGAAATCATTGAGCATCGCGATCAGCCTGCGCTCGAACAGCGCATTGTTGTACTGGTCGCGATTGCTCCCCGCGATAGCGCACGTCAACGCTTCGAATGGCGCCGTGCGCTGGTCCGTCTCGACGGCGCCAAACTGCCACCAGCGGCGCGTCACCGGCCGCCCCGCGTAGACGTACTCGTTGACCATGCCGTTGCGCGCCTCTCGGCGAGGCGCCGCAGCGCACAGCGCAGCGGGAGGGAAAGGCAAGCCGTACTTGCCAGCGGCCATCTCGCAGAACGTGCTGAGCGGTGCGCTGGTGGGATCGGACCCGGCGCGTCGGAGCGCGTACGGGCCAAGGTTCGCCGCCTCGATCCATCGAGCCCAGCAGAAAAGCTGGTCGTAGAGCGACGTAGCGCTCAAGAAGCGATTGGCCCACGCGATCGCGAGCTCCGGGTCGAACCAATGGCGGTAGAGGCTGCCACTCGGCGACTGCCATGCGTGCAGCCTCCATCGAATAGCGCGGGTTGCGTCGAGATTTTGCTCGGTCATCGTCCTGTGATCCTTTCGCGGATTCGGGCCTTCACTCGCGCTGCTGCGTCGAGAGGGTGTTCGCCGAGGGCAGCGTCGTAGATGCACGGCTCCGCCCAGGCAAGATCAAGGTCGCCGGACGAGCCGGGAGGCAGCCTGCGCCGCCCGAGCTGCACGGTGACGTGACTCTGCGGATTGCCCGTCTCGCGCCTGTCCAGCCAAACGATTCGAAACGGCACGCCGAGCGCGCGGGCCACGCTCCCTACGAGCACGGCCAAGTCCTCGCAGTCTCCTCCGCCGCGCGCGCCGAGCACTTCGCTCGGGAGCCAGAGCTGATCGGGTCCGGGGTCATCGGGCCGATAGAGGCGCCGAGCCTGGACGGCGCGCAGCACGCACGCTGCCATCGGCTCGCACTCTCTGCCGCCTGCCCTGCGGCACCTTCGCTCGTGGTCGTCGCTGACTTCCGCCGCAAGAGCGCTCACCAGCGGGTCTGTCGCGTGCACGATCGCGATCCCCCTGTAGAGCTCAAGACGAACATCAATCGGGGTTGTGGGTTTGACGAGGATCATGCGAGCAGCCTACCTCCCCTTGGGGCTGCTCGTCACCCGAGGCTCGCTAGCCCACCTTGCTCGGCTCTCGAAGAGCCTCGGCAATCTGCGCAGCGACGGCAGGATCGCGACGGATCATGTCTACGATCATCTCCGGCGTGAGCTTGCGCTGTACCTGATCCATCACCGTGTCAACGAGCTCCACTCCGATCTCTCCAGCGACGGCAGACACACGCTCTTTGACAGCCTTTTGCGCGCTGGCTTCGAGCTTCGATCCCATGATTCGATCTGCGATCTCCGCAACGATTCCTGGGTTCTTCTCGACGACACCAGCCACGACTTTTTCGCCAAAACCCATGAGCCGATCGGTCAGGTCAACAGCGCCTTTCTGCCCGATTTCGGCCTTCGTTTTGATCATCGCGAGCTGCCCCTCCATCTCGACTTTCTTGAGCTCGACTTCGGTGCGCTTGTCGTCTCCGGCCTTGGATTTTTCCAGCGACATTTTGAGTTCGAGCATGCGCATCTCGTGCGCCTGTCGATCGCGTTCGAGCGTCGCGGCATAAGCCGCCTGCTCTCGCGCGAGCTTCGCCTCGTGCTCGCGGCGTCTCTCGTCGCGTTCCTCCTGCCACTCGCGCTCCTCTCTCTGGCGCTTTGCTTCTCGGTCCTCGACCATGCCTGCCATGCGAAATTGCCACTCGTTCGCGGCTCGGTCGCGCAGCAAAGCTGCGTCCTCGACCCTCTGCGGGTCCGGCGCTGACGATCCCTTCGGCGCGTCGATCGCGCGTCTCGATGGAGCGTAGTTGACCTGCAAACTGTCGGGCCAGACGAGCTCCGATGCGGGGCGCAGTGGGCCGGCAATCTCGGTCGACACGGACCCCAAAAACTGGTTGTTCGCTTTGCGCGGCCGGAGAATGAATTTCCCGCCGCCGCAGTGCGTGCGGATCACGTCTCGGTCGAGCGAGACGGGGTCCGCGTACTCGGTGATGACCGTCGGCGCGCCGCCCGCTGCCGGCAATCTCTCGATCGTCACGCGAGCGATCACGCCGTCTCGGACCTTGTACTTGTCCCACATCGGGTAGCGCAGGTCCGAGTCTCCGCCCTCTTGCAGTTCGCCCTCGTCCCCTTCGCCTTCGTCGTTGCGTCCCTGGTCGTCGTCCTCGAAATCGGTCGTCATGTGCCGACTGTGCCACCGGGCAAAGTGCCGGACAATGCCCCGGCTATGCCTCCGGCGTTCCTTCGGGGATTTCCGGCAATTCCCGGCCGAACAACGACTCCCAGGCAGCGGCCACGGTCGTTGCTTCGAACGGATTGACAACCGCGCTGCCTTGTGGCAGGCGCCGCGCAATGTCGGCGCGCTCGTCCCAGCGTTCGTCAGTGCGCACGGAGCCGAGCAGATTGACAGCGCCCCATGCGATCGTGATCGCCGGAAGGGATCGATGTGTGAGCGCGGACAGCATCGCGATCGCGAGCGGCAATGCTGCCTGCGGATCGCCCGTCGGCTCGTCCGACTCGATCGCGAAGTCCACGCGAGACATGGGCTTTGCGAGATGCGTGTACTGCCCGCCGAGCATCGTCACAACCGACTGCGCGAGCTCATCTGCGACGCCGCGAGACTTCACTCGTCCGCGCCCAGGCTTCGCGACGACGCAGATTTCGCACAGCGAAATTCCAGAGCCATTCGTGACAACAGGCGCCATGATCGAGCCGACGACGGGGTTGTGTCGGTCGAGCTTGATCGCCTCTGCGTAGCCCTCTTCGAAGCCGTGTTCGGTGCGCGTGAGCAACACGGTCATCGGCGCCACCCCGCGGAGCTTGCGCGGCGTGAGCCTGCGCGCCGTGGTTTCACGGTCGCCGGTCAGCATCAGCACGCCATCGACGGCATGCTCCAGCGATTTGAAGCCAGCGAGACCGCCGTCTTTGTTGACGTGCGAGACGCAGATCACTGGACGGTGAAACGCGCGGCAGTAGTCGACGCACAGCTTGAGGTCCGATTTCTGGCTCTCTCTCGTCGTCCCGAGGCCAGAGATTGAGTCGACGACGAGCGCTGAAACATCGCCCATCTTTTCAAGACCATCGCGAACGGTCTTGCTCGCGATCACGCGAACGCGCTTGCCGACTTTCGCCGGCCGCAGCTTTTTCAGGTATCCTTCGACCGCGCCCGCTGACTCTTCCGTGGTCAGGTACCCTCCGCCGCAGTACGAGAGCCACTGCCCGAGGATCGTCGTTTTCCCGCTGCCAGGATCGCCGCCGATCAGGTAGCAGAACGACTCGCGCAGCCCGCCGCCGAGCATGCGATCGCAGTCGAGCATGCCCGTCGACAGCACCGGCGACGGAGGCTCTGCGGGCTTCGGCCGCTTCATCACACCGAATCGACCGCACGCGGCGCACTCGTAATCCAGCTTGCCCATGGCTCCGCAATACCCGCACTCGTACACGGCTTCACCTTCCTTCTCGTCGCATGGTATACCGCGAGAATGGCTGCAAAGACCGTGAAAGAGAACATGGGTACGTTCGCCGAGCTGACGGTTAGCGTGCTCAGCGGCTACACGATTTTCACGCTGCTCAATCTGGCGCGGTCGCCTCGCGAGCCGGTCAAGGCGCGCGTGTCGGTGGTCCCGAGCTCGGCGCCGATGATGCCAGAAGGCGTACGCGTCGACGTCGGCGCCAGTGGCGAGCCAGAGGTCGTCGACGCAGAGCTGCTCGACGACGAGCCGAAAGCGATGGCCAAGCCGCGCGCCAAGAAGCCCGCGAAGCGCTGACGTCGTCTCAGCGCTTGCGAGACGGGTTGTTCGGGCGCGGCCCCGTCAAAATCTCGACGCGCTTCGAGCGGCCAGCGACGACGCTCGACCCGAGCCCGATCACCTTCGCGCCGACGTAGATCGCACCCAGCGTAGCGGCGATCGCCCCGAGGCTCTTCGCTGCGTCGAGCGCCTTCTCGCCGGTGCCCTGCACTGCGGGTCGCGCTTCCGAGGGTCCTTCCGGGTTCTCTGCGACGCCGATGCGAGGGTCATCCCGCGTCGCCGACTGAGCGCTCGCCCCGTTGCGCCACCACGACAGATCGCCGTTGATCGCGACGTCGTATGGCGTCGCGGTGATCTCCCAATACCGCGCATCTTCGCCCAGGCGAACGATGATGAACTGTCGGAACGTTTGCAGCGCCCTCTCGACCGAGTTCGTGTACGCAGCGGGGTTCGGCGCGTCGATTTCGGCCGCCCATCGAGCGGTGACGCGCACTACGCCCGCTTCGAGCGCGCCAGTGTACTCTCGCGTGATTCGTGGCGTTTGGCCGAGGAACGAAGCGAGATTTGCCGGGACGGCTTCGGTGAGGATCGCGCGAATCTGGTCGGCCGTGACGCCCTCGAAGGGACCGAGCGTGCGGCGCAGACCGAGCATGATCGCGATGCGCTTGGTCGCAGGCGCGGCCGTCGGCAAGAGCATGAGCCCCGCGACGCTCGTCGGCTTCGGAAGGCGCGCGCGAAGTCGGTAGCCAACGAACGCGTTTTCGGTGAACGTCGGGTTCGCCTCGGCGATGAATCGCTGCCACGTCAACGCGGGATTGCGAGCGTTCTCGATCACCCACAGCATCGCGCGCGCTGCGGTGTAGTGGAGCGTCCCCGTCTTCAGGCTCTCCTCGATCTTGTCGAGGACGTTGCGGGTGCCCGCATCGAAAATGCGGCCAGCGATACGCTCTGCCTGCGTCGCGCTCGGCGCTGCTTTCTCCGCGCAATACGCCCAGAGCATGCCGTTGGTGAGCGGTCCGTGCATGCCGTCGATCGCGATGTCGCGCGTCCTGATCGCAGTGTCCGCCGCGTCGAGCGGACCTCCGCGTCGATACGCTGTCGTCTCGCCCATCGCGGGCCATTGATGCCGCGCCAATGCCTCCTGAACTCTCGTGAGGATCGTATGCCCGGTTGTGTAGACCGTCGCTGGCTCCTGGCCCTGCAACGGCGAAACGCGGTAGTATGCCGCTGCGCTCCGTGCGCTCGTAAGGTCGCCCATGACGAAAAAGACTACCACAGGCAAGGCAACGGAAAAGACCGCAGATTGCGCGCAGAGCCAGTGCGGCGCGGTGCTCGCGGCGTGGCGCGCGAAGCGTGCGATCCCGAAGGACAAGTGTGCGCCCGGAGCGCTCGCGATCGTCCCTCGATCCGCGCTCGTGAAGGCTCGGCCCGTCTCTCGGGTTTCGCCGGATGCGGCGCGCGCGATGTTCTCTCGGCCGAAGGAGCTCGGGCGCGGAACGGTGGCTGCCGAGGGCAAGCCGCCGAAGCGCAAGCCCGATGCTCGCGAGCCATCGAGCGACCTTCGCGAGAGCGAAGCGCTGGCTCTTCGCTCGCAGATCGCCGAGTACATCAAGCGCGAGTTCACGAAGATCGAGCGCACCAACGCCGAAATCTACGGCGACCGCTTCGTTCGTGACGGCGACCGTCGTCTCGTCTACTCGCGTCGAGCCCAGGCGAAGCTCGTCACGCGCCGGCTCTACGATCAATTCAAAAACACCGATCGCGCGGGGACGATGCTCGAATTGTCGCTGCAAATCCACGACAACCACGCAGAAGACTTCCGCGCGGCGTCGCGATCGATCGAAGCAGCGCGGCGCGCGCTCGCTTCGGCGGGCTACGACCTTGCGAAATTCCTGGCCCAAGGCGCAGACCAGTCGCAGGGACCGAGTCAATGGGGGCCGCCGCGACGCGGATCGCCTCGCTCGATCGCGGATTGGGAGCGCAAGAACTACCGCAAAAATCCAGATTATCCTCGCTCGACAAGCTACCTGCTTCGCTTCGGTCCCGTGCGTAGCGACGTGTACTACTCGGCGATGGCGATCGCGACGGACGCTGCGCGCTCCTCGCTCGCAGACGACGGATACGCGGTCGAATTCGTGCGCGACGACTCGATCATCGAGATGCGCGCTGGCGATCTCGAAGCGGGTCGCAGGCAAGCCGCCGCCAAGGCCGAGGCGCTTCGATCGATCGCAGCGACCGCCAGGACCGAAGCGAAAGAATGGCTGCTCGCTCAGCCGAGCGGGCGCGCGCGAGACGCGATCGTCGAGAACCCGAAGGTCGAGCAGCTTGATCCCGAGCATCGCGCGAGCTTGCTCGGGCACATCGAGCGAGCGCTCAAGTCTGGCGCGATGGAGCGAGCCGGTATCGCATCGTTGTTCGACAGCCGCGCTTCATCCGTGAAGACATCTGCGAGCAACGGTCTCTCGGACGCCGCGCGAGAGCTCGTCGCCGCCGCCAAGATCGAGCAGAGGTCGATCAAGGGTGCGGAGGGCAAGACCGTCGCGCAGAAAGAGCGTCTGAAAGACGTTGTCGAGATGCGGCGCGCGCTGCTCGAAGACATGCGGCGTGGGCGCGTCGAGTCGGCGATCGAAGCTCGCCCCGAGCAGATGACACCCACGAAGCGCGCGATCGAGAGCATCGCGTCTCTGCTCGGAACGGTCGCGGAAATTCGCTATGGCGTCCAGCGCGGCACAGCGCGATCGGGATTCGCTCGGAACCAAGACGGATTCTTTGCTTCCGTTTCGCTGCGGATTCGCTCGAACGGTCACGAGGACGACGCAGCAGCATCGATCGTTGCGGGACGATGGGCGCGGATCGCAACGCCGCTGCTCGAAACCGCTGCGGAGGTACACGGCTCATGGACGCTCGCCTCTCAGGCGCGGCCGAAGCAGTACGGCCCGCGTCCATTCGGATTCCAGGACACGAAGAGGGCTGGCGCGAGTGAGGCGAGCGGGCTCCGCTCGACCAGCGTCAAGCTCGAATTCTTCGCTCGCACAAGCGCGGAGGTTATCGAAGTCACGCGAGACATCGACGTCCTTGTGAGCGACGCGACGCTCGTTCTTCGAGCGCTGGGATACGAGGTCGACGTCGGAGGGCTCGCTGTCGGCTATCCGCTCCACGCTGACGGCTCGGCGCCGCTGATCCGCGAGTCGATCGAAGAGCTCACGCGCAAGGTGATCGCTCGCGAAGAACTGCCAGAGCCGGCGTCTACCGCGATGGCCGACGAGCCCGCTGCGAGCGTCGCGGACGAGGTCGAGCCGGAGGAGCCGCGAGAGACGGACGAGCAGCGCGAGGCGCGGCGGAACGCTCTGCATCAGCGAATGAACGCCGACGCCGCGGAGCTCGCTCGAGCGTGGGTGCGATCGCAGTCGCCGGAGCTGATCGAGTGGATCGCAGGCGACGCGAGCGATCTTCGCGATACCGTTCTCGCAAGCAAGCTGCGAGAGTTGCTCGCGACTGAGCAATCGAGGGCCGCGCAGGCCGACGTCGGAGAGACGATCCCGTCGGTCGGCGACACGAACGCGGAAGCGCGCGCGATCGACGTCGGGTACAGAGCCGCCGCAGGCGTCGCCGCCGAGCTCTTGCCTCGCATCAAGCATCGCGCAAAGCCGCTGCCGATGGCACCGGCGGGCATCGCGTACGCAGCGGGCGTGAGAATGGCCGCGTACAAGAACCGATGGTCCGAGCCTCTCTCTCGACTGCCTGCCGTCCGCGATGACGAGGGGATGTTCGGGCACGCTCTCTACGTCGGCGGCGCCGACGAGAGCGAGGCGAGCGAGCTCTCGTACAGCCGCCCGAACCTCGTGGCCCCTGGTGGCAACGAGCCCACCATTTCTGGCTATTTGCGGCCAGAAGCGGGCGATCGAGTCGCGATGGTGGACATCGACGCGCCGAGCGCAGAGCCGATCCCGTACGAAGAGTTTGCGTACGCTCTCGCCGCGGCAGAGCCGCAGCTTGTTGTCGAGGGCGTTGTGCAGTCCGTCGGAACGACGAACGGACGGGACGTGATCGAGGTCGCGAACGGGAAGCGACGATACCGCGTCGAGTCGAGCGGACTGCAATCGCCGTGGCTCGCATGGAGCGACGAGCTTCGACTCGCGATCGACTCGCGATCGACTCCGACGAAGATCGAGAGCGAGCTTCGCCTCGGTCGCGCGAAGCCGGTGCCTGCGCCTGCACCAACGCCAGCGAAGGACGATCCGGCGCCCGTTGCGCCTGCGATTTCGAGCGAGCCCCCCGCGCAGTGGATCGAGGCGAAAAAGCGCTTTGCTGCGAGCGTGGCGAAGGCGGAGATCATCGTGCGCCTCGGCAAAGGCGCCATCGACGTCTACGGCAAAGGCACCTTCGGCGCGAAAGAGCTGCTCAAGAAGCCGCCGTTCAACATGCGTTTCAACGGGATGGACAAGACCTGGGGCATGCCCGTTCCGTGGATGAACGAGCCCGAGAACCAGGGGGCGATTCCGTGGCTATTCGTCTACCTCTGCGATCTGCTTTCGAAGCAGTACAAGATTCAGGTCGAGCTGCCGTCGACCTTCGATCGCTGGCAGACACAGGAGTCCTGGGCGCAGGCTCCGAAGAAAAAGGAGCCGTCGTCCGAGCTGCAAATTCACTACTCGAATCAGGCTGGAGGCGTGTGGTTTCTCGTCGCCGAGGAGAGCGCGTCGAGGGCCGCGAAGGACCAGTTCAAGAACGCCGGGTGGAGCTTCCAGAGCGCGCGGGGAAAGTGCGAGCGTCGATCGTGCGCCGCATGCGCGGCGGGATTGATGTGGACGTGGTTTACGTCCGACCCGAACATCGCCGCGACGATGCGCGGCTCGATGAACAAAGACGCGACCGCAGCGCTCGCCGTCGCCGAAAAGGACCTGAACGCGTCGCGTGCGACCGACGGAGAAATCTCCTGCCCGTTGCCACGCGGAATCAAGCTGTATGGGTACCAGAAGGCAGGCGTCGCTTACGCGCTGGAGCGCACGAACGTCCTGATCGCAGACGAGATGGGTCTCGGGAAAACGCCGCAGTCGATCGTCGCCTTGAATTGCGATCACAAAATCAAGCGCGTTCTCGTGCTGTGCCCAGCGAGCCTTCGAATGAATTGGGCTCGCGAGGTCAAGGTGTTCTCGTCTCGGCCGACGCGCGTCGTCAGGATCAAGGACTTCGGCGCGCCACGAAAGAACGAGACGCCAGCAGAGCGAGACGCGCGCTATCAGTCCATGAACCTGTCCGAGCTGTCCGCCGAGCTTCCTGGGGACGAGATGCTCTTCGCCATCGCGGGATACGAGCAGGCGATGACGAAGGCAGGATCGGCGTTCGATGCGGTTGCGTGGGACGCGATCATCCTCGACGAATCGCAGCACGTCAAAAACGCGAAGGCGAAGCGCACTGAGCGAACGCGTGGGCTCTGGTCGAAGACGAGCAAGCGACGGTTCATGCTCACGGGGACGCCGATCGAGAACAACCTCGACGAGCTGTACAACCTGCTCTCGTTCCTCGACGACAAGACGTGGCCGCCCGGTGGCAAGCTCCCCGGTCGATACAAGTACAACGCGTCGGAGCGAAAGAAGCTGGAGATCGAGCTGCGAAAGCGGTTCATGGTTCGGCGCCTCAAGGCTGACGTGCTGCTCGACCTGCCGGAAAAGCGCTGGTCGATTCGCTACCTCGATCCCGACGAGGCGATCGCCGAAGCGGCTCGCCAGTGGAGCGAGACGAAGGCCAAATACAAGCTCTCCGACGACCCTTCGGACGACGAGAAGGACGAGGACTTGCGCGCTCGAATGCTCGTCGCGGAAGCGATCGGCGATCGCGACGAGATCCGCCGCATTGCAGGCGAGATGACCAACGCTGGCGGCGCTGCGTTCGAGGAAATCTCCAGGGTGCGAGCGTTTACAGGTCTCGCGAAGACGGGCGCTGCGATTGAGCACATCGCTGCGCTGCTCGACTCGAAGCCTGCGGACGACAAGCACCTCGTCGTGTGGTGTCACCACTACGATGCTGCCGTCGAGCTGCAAAAGGGCATCGCCGCCGCTGGGTACACCGCGAAGATCGCAACGGGCCGAGAGCCCGCCGACGTCCGCGGCGCGATCGTGGCAGAGTTCCAAGCGGGCAAGCTCAACGTCGCGGTGTGCACGATCAACGCGATGGGCACCGGCCACACGATGACTAGAGCCAACCACGCGGTATTCGTCGAGTTCCCGTGGGCTCCGTCAAAGCTCGTGCAGGCAGAGGATCGCATCCATCGAATCGGCCAGAAGCGCGGCGTGCTGATCGAATACCTCGTCGCAGAGGACACGATCGACGCGCGAATGATGCACTTGATCCAGCAAAAAGAAATGCTCGCCGAGAGCACGCTCGACAACGAGCAGATCGTGCAGACAAACGTCGCGGATCGGTCCGGCGACGCGGCGAAGGCCATCGCCGAGAAGAAGCTCGCCGGTGACGGCGGATCGTGGGACCCGGAGGCTTGGCAGCGCAACGTTGACGACGAGCTCAAGCACGTTCGAGCGATCACCGTCCGCCGCACAGACGCGATCTACGCCTTCACGCCCGAGGAAAAGGCGCTGCTGCACGGCGCGATGTCTCGATTGCAGGGCGCTTGCGACGGCGCGCAGTCGAAGGACTTTTGCGGCTTCGCCGGCCCTGACGTGAAACTCGGATGGCATCTCGCGTTCCTTCCAGCGAATCGCTGGACGGACGCAGCCGCGACGATCGCCTACAAGCTCTCGATCAAGTACCGAGGGCAGCTCGGTGGAGAAACGCTCGACCGCGTGAAGCGTCCGATCTCGACCGAGGAAACTCGCGTCTCCGCGAGCGAAGTGCTCTCCGAGACAGATACGGAATGACCGTCAGTCGGGCTTGTGGGCCACGGCGATGAAGCTCGCCGACGACGCGCCGGACCTTCCCGCGCGTCGATCTTCGATCGCCCACGACGCAACCATCTGCTGAATGTCCGCGGCCGATGACATCCCGTCGGCAGGGCGACCAGCGATCGAGAGAACTGCGTCCGCGATTTCCTTCGCCCGAGACTGAGCGATGGCGAGCAGTCCGCCGCGTTCGTCTTCGGGAGAAAGCTCGATGCCGCCGCGCCCGAAATCGTAGTCGATCCTCGCGTATCGCTGGAGTGACTTGGCCAATGGAGAGAGGGATTCCAGCGGAATCTCACCGCCAACCCAAGCGCAAATGGCACCGCGAAGCAGGACGAGCCGGTTTGCAATCCGCGGCGTAATATTGGGCTTTGTCTCGTCGTCGTTCATTTGCTTTCGCCTCGTTCGTGGGATTCCGCTCGTCGGGATCACTTCGGGCGGCTGAACGACGGCAATCCGCCGTCTCTCGGGTCCCACGAGATGTACGTCCCCTGCGCGGCCTTGAGCCTCTTACTGTAGCCGATCGTCAGCGACACGCGAGCAGCCATGCGGAGATAAGGCTGCTTCGTCTTGGGGTCGACGCTGAGCTCTCCGCGATAGCCCCTCGCGACGTCGACGAGCGGCTTTCCCTCGTCGCCGGAGGAGATGTACTCGATTTTGATCCCTGCGCTCCTCACTGAGTCAACAGTCGTGCTATCGGGAGCGAACGCTTCCAGCGCCGATTTTGTATTCAGGAATCGCGCGGCTTTCGGAGCGAGGCCGAGGTCGATGCGAAGGTACTCCACATCGCCGCTTTCCGAGGCGAAATACGGGTCATAGTAGCTGTCGCGATCTGTGCTCCTCTCCCCCGCTGCCTGCCCCCACGCCTCGGACACGGCGTTGTAAATCCCGACCGATCCACCGGTAATATACCCGTCACCGCCGTATGGGTCATTGACCCATTTTCGCGTGTGAATGTAGACCGACGCGTTGCCTCCCTCTTGGAGCCACGACGAAATCGCTCGCATCAGCGCATCTTGGCGCTGTGGCGTCACGCCGAAGGCCGAGAGGAGCTTGAGCATCACTTGCGACTCGTCGTCACGAATCGCGTCGTACCGCGTCTGCCTCGGCTTCCCCGACACGGCGCCCTCGGCGCGAACCGGGCTTTTCTTCGGAGCGCGACCGGCCTTTGATCGCTGCGCTGGACGGATGCTCGGGCTCGGCGGCATCGGCACGAGTTCGAGCTGCGCGCGCGACGCTGAGTACCCCACCGGGCCGGGGGCGAAGACTTCGCTCGCGAGACCATTCGCCGCCTCTTCGATCGATCCCTCGATCTTTTGCAGCGTCGTCAGGTCGTCGTTGCCCAGCGGCATGATCTGGTTGACCGTGATCGGGTACCCGTGTCGAGCGAGCTCGCTGTAGATCGCGACCAGCGCGTGAGCGAGAGCTCTGTACGCTCCACCGGAGCGGTCAACGCCGTCCCGCGACGGCGGGATATGCCCCTTGTAGTCCTCGACAGAAATCCAGAGCTCCGATCGCCACCAGCGCTTGCCGTCGCGGGACGCCTTCACCCGTCGCTCGACACCGGGCAGCGGCTCTGTCGGTCCGAGCGGCTCTTGGCCGTACGAGTGGAGGCGATTGTAGTCGGCGTCGTTGGCGCTACCGAACGCGCCGAGGGCAGCGTTGTACGCCGCGACTCCCATCCGAATTGCACGAGCGATCGCGCGCCCGTGCTCGTCGCCATTCGACCCCGAGACGCGCACCACGATCCCGGCGCCGTTCGTGTCGCCAGCGGCCCGACGACGAACGCCCTGGAAGGGCGACCACTCGCCGTCGCCAATGGGGCGCTCCCCGAGCGTCGCGCAGAGCACGGCGCCGACGTCAGGCTGCGCAGCGATCAGGCGCATGTCCGTCTCTTCGAGCGCTGCCGCGAGCTCTGCCGTTGCCTGCGACCTGCGCCCGCCATCTCCCGTGATTCGCGATCTGGCGTGAGTAGTGGAGTTCGCGGTTTTCTCCTGGGAAACGATCCAATTGTTGATCGCGACGCGAGCGGCGGTGAGCTGCTTCGCTCCGACGGGGGTCCCGACGTCGGGTGGGGGCGAGGACAGCTCGAACAGAGGCTTCGCCGTCGGGCGCTGCGCCGGAGGAGGAGCGATCTCGCGCTTCGCCTCTCCAGGGCCGAGCAGCTTCGGCACCGTCGGTCGGGCGACGCCGCCCGGTCGCACCTCGACCTTGAGCGGTCGGCGCGCGCTGCCAGAGCCCCACGAGGGCGCGATCGTCGAGAGCGACGACGAGACCCTCTTCTTGCTCCTGCCCTTGCCAGAAGCCCCCTTCGCGCGCTTCGGCTTGGGCTCTGTCTTCGTCTTCGTCTTCGTCTTGCCCGCCCACCGGGCCTTCGCGCCGAGCTTGCCGAGCTCGCTGGCGCAGGATTTGAGCGATCGTTTGTCCATGCCGGCAGGATACCCCACCAGCAAGGGTCGCGTCACACGACGCGAGGCAGCCTGTCAGGGTGCGCGGCGAGCGCTCCGATCCCGTGCCGAATCTGCCACACGGTCACAGCGTCTCGAGCTGCGCGCATGAACGACTCGTGCTCCGGGACGGGGCCATTCCATCCAGTAACGGACGATCGGCTCTGCGGGGCTCGTCCGAAGGTCACTCCGCTCGTTGCAGCGATCTCGATCCCATGCAGAGCGGCCCGGATCGTCCCGGCGTCGCCTTCGAGCCCCGTCGACGAGAGCCCTCTGGCCTTCTGCAGTTCCACGGTTCTTCGAACCGACGACGCAAGGCGACGCGCTTCTCTGACTGCCAGCGCGACGGTCCACTTTTCGCCGCTGACCGTGTCGGGCCGACCGAATTCGATCTCTTGTTCCGTCGGCTTGATCGGCGTCGATCCCGGCGCTTTCGGCGGCCAGTTGGCCCAGCTCACGGACGCGAGAAGCATGTCGGACTGTCGCTCTGCGGCCGCTGACCGCATGCGATCGACGTCGCGCAGCACGTCGGCGGCGACTTGCCTGCCGCGCTCTTTCGCTTCAGCAACCCATGCCTCGCCCGGTGTCGTGTCAGCCTTGCCGCTCTCCTGCGCGACCAGAATCGTCCAGCCCTTCTGCCTCGCCTCGTCCCTCGCTGGCGCGATGATGAGCTCGACGCGACCAGCGTCGGAAAAGGTCGCGAACGCACTCAGCGCCGCGGTCGCGTTGATGGTCGATGGACCGTCCGGGAACGCTCGAAGGTCCATTTGTGGCGACGAGCGCACCTCCCAGCGAGAGGATGCGCCGTACGCGGCGCGGACAGCAGCGTTGTCGAGCGATGACAGGATGTTCCGCGCGAAGAACGGCAGCGCGGCCAGCGCGCCTTCCTCCGCTGGATTGGCGGGCTTCGCCTTGGATTTCTTCGGCTCGACAGCCTTGAGCTCAACGTTGCGCTTGGCCGCGATCGCCTTCGCAAGCGACTCGGCGATCGCGGGGGCTTGGTCCGCCGAGCCGATCCGATCGTTCCAGAAGACCCCCTCCCTCCCCTGGGTTTCGTTGTCGAGCGCCGAGAGCCATCCTCCCGCGTACGACAGGCTGACGACGATCGCCGAGCCGAATCCCTGGTAATCCTTCGATAGAGAGACCGTCCAGACAGCCTCGTCCTTCTTCTTCGAGTGCAGCTTGATCGCCGTCGCGCCGACGCTTCGCTTGAGCGTCAGCAGCGCCTCTCCGAGCGGCTTGATCAGCGGCTCGGCCCACGAGTCAGCCGCGCTCTTCTCGCGCGCTGCCTTCGCAGCCTCCTCCGCCGACTCGGCGCGCGAGACTGCCTTGGAAGCATCCCGGCGAGCCTGCATGGTCTTGTCCATCGCGCGCTCGAAGCGAAGGATGTCCGCTCGGTGCTTGCGCGCCGAGTGGTGCCACGATTTCACGGGCTCTCCCATCGGGATTCGGTCGGAGATTGCCTGCGCCTTCGCGCTCTCCGCGCTGGCCTTGGCGAGCTTCGACTCAGCGCGCTTTCGAAGGTACGAGGCACGCTGCTCTGCGGCGTTCATCTTCGCGGACGCGGCACGATCGCGCGAGATGTCTTCGAGGGCCGACACGCGAACTCGAACTCCCTTCGCGCGCAGCCGCTCCGCGATGACGCGCAATGGGATCGACGGCTCGGCTGCTCCGCGGCTCTTCTGGCGATACCAGCGGGCGCCTTCCGCCCACCACTTGAAGGCCATGCCGAGAGACTTGATCGTCTCGTTGTGCGAGCGGTCGTTGGGCTTCGTGCGAATCGTCGTCCCCTCCTCGGGCGAGTGGGCGAGGATCACGTCGGCGTCGCCGAATTCGTCGACGGGGGCTGCCATCGAGCGCGCCTCCGGTTCCGCCGCCACCGGCGCGGGCTTTGGTGTCTCGCCGCGGCCCTGCGACTGCTCGTGCAGCGCGAACGCTTCTCGCGCGTACTTCTCTCGCGCTTCGCCCTTCGCAGAGCCACCGCTGCCGCTCTTGGCCTTGCTCCTCTCCTCGATCCTTTGCCGCAAGACGTTCATCATCACTTGCGGCTCGAAGTAGAAGTCTTCGAGGTCTGCGCCGGCCTTCGCCGCATGATCCTCCGCCTCCGCCGACGCCTTCTCAGCGTCGTAGATCGCCTCGATCTCTGCCTCGATCTTGTCGAGCCCTTCGCCGGTTTCGGCCCATTCCTTCGCAGCGGCCACGTTGGACTTCGACTTGTCGAGCCATTGGTCGACCGCGCGAACGTTGATCGAGTGCATCCACGACTCGTGGTCGATGCGCTTCTGCAGCGCGCGCTCCTCTTCGATCTCTTCGGGGTCGAGTTTGCGCGTAACCGTATCGGGTACCTGTTCTGTCTGCATGCCTGCCCTACCTTCGGCAGACTTGCTACCACCGCTCGTCGCGGTCGTCAACGGCTCGGTGACAGCCATGAGCACCGCGGCGTCCACGGCTCCCGGCACAAGCACCACGCGCGGCATCTGCCCGATCGCGAGCTCGACGAGCGCGATCTTGTCCGGCCCCTCCTGGTGCCACGTCGGGCCTTCGCCCGCGACGAACCGCGAGAGCTGCCACTGCCCGCGCGTCCCTGTCGACGGAAAGAGCGCGTAGACGCTGTCTCGCGCCTGAATGTTCGCCCGCTCCGCGAGCTCGACGGCCACGCCGAGCTCGTCTGCTGCGTCGAGGATGAACGATGCGGCCGCTCGCTTCATGGGCGCGACGCGAAGAGCAACGACGTCGCGCGGCGATAGCCGATTCGGCGCCGTCGCGCCGTAGTACACCGTCCCGTTGTGTGCCCGGAAAATCTCGACGAGACGCGGGTCCGACACCGGACCGCGCGCGACGTAGAGCCACGCTGCAGGCTGCCCGCCGTCGATGTCCTCGTGCGTCGCGCCGACGAGCATGCCCGTGGCCTTGAGGTCGAGCCTCCCGTCCTCCGCCCTGATGGTTGCCCCAGGGTGCCAGAGCGCATCGTTGACGGCGTCGAGCGAGAGCGGCGCGCGAGTCGACGGGTTCGCCGCGAGCAGCGCGAGCGGGGCTCGAATGCTCTTCATCGCCTCACCAACGCTCATGGCGCGCCCCAGCGCGTCAACAGGCAACGGCTCGTCCACGGGACGCACATCGACGCGAACGGGCGTCGCCTGTGCCGTTGTTGTCGCCGCCGCGCGCCGAATCGCCGCGATTGTCGCTGCGTTGCTCCGCTCGTCAGCCTCGGCGCGCGAAACCTTGGCGGTCTTGACGTGTCCGGCCCACCGAGCCTTTGCTCCCGCCTTTCCGAGCTCACTCGCGCACCGGGATACCTCGGGTGGAGGCGCGGGGTTGTCCGCGGCTTTTCGCTCGCGCTTGCTCGGTGTTTTCTGCCGCTTGCTCGCCCTCAGAGGCGTCCTTTTCGCTGTCGCGCTCATGGCGCCATGCTACCCCGCGGGCGCTTGCTGTGGTAGCCATGGCGAGCAGGCGCGTCGCGCCGCAGAAGGAGACAGGGAATGAACACGAGCGACAGGATCAGATTCATCGCGAGAGCAGCGGTTGCCTTCGCGAAGATCACGCACGAGAGGCTCTCACCGACGGAGCTGGAGAGCCGCAAAAAGTCCGAGGCAGAGCGCCTCGCAAGGGCGACGTCTGTCGGCGTCGACACCGTCACCTCGTACTTTGGCAGCGCCTACGACGCGGAGTGCAAGCGACTCGATGAGGTCGCGGCCGCGACGATCGACCAGTCCGCCGCCGCGCTGGCCGGCGAAGTGTTCGGGCTCGTCAAGAGCGCCGGCCCGAATCCCGACCAAGGCAAGGCCAGCGAACTCTCGGAGCACATCAAGAAGCGTGTCGACGAGGCCGTCTCATCGCCTCTGCTCTCTGGTCTCAGCGTGCGAAGCGACGCGCTTCGGTCCGCGTTCGAAGCATCGCTTCACAGAGCGCTCGACCTGATCTTGCGCGCCGAGACCAACAGCGACAACAGCGAGCTCGCTCCCGTGGACAGCGACGCGCCCGCTGGCAGGCCGGATGTCGCAGCGCTGCGCGCGTCGATCAACTCCGCCAAAGAAGCCCACCGAGCAGCGCTGGCCGAGGCGTCGAGCATTTCGACGCGCGTCGCTGTTCTCCGAGCGGAGCTGCAATCGCTCCGAGCCGCGGGCTCGACGCCAGAAGACGTCGCGGCATTCGAGACGAAGGTCAAGCAGGCCGAGACGGACCTTCGCGACGCGCAAGAGCGAGAGAGCTGCGCCCTGGAAGACGTCAACGCTGCGCTCGACGCAGCGGCGGAAGCGATCGGGTAGCGATCGTCAGAACGGGGGAGGACTGTCGCGCGACTCTTGCGCGCGCTCGATGTACCGCGCCGCTTTCTTGGCGCGATCAGCGCGGTTCTTTTCAAGATGGCAGCCCACGCAGAGGGGCTGCAAGTTCTCGCGCGCCTCTTCGAGCCATCCCGAGCGATGCGGCTGCGTCGACTTGAGGCGCTTGAGCGAGCAGTCGACGTGATCGAGGTCGCGCTCCTCTGCCGTCACGGGCTGGCCACACGCCGCGCACTTCCCGCCGAACCATCCATCCACGAGCGCGCGTCTCTCGTGATAAATCCTGCGTAGACGCTCTCTGTCGCGAGCGAGCTTCCGTTCGTACGAGCTTCGTCTCTCGGGGGCGAGCGCCGCGATTCGTCTCGTGCGCGCCCCTGGCTTGCCACACGTCTTCGGCCGTCGCTTGCTCACGGTGCTTCGCCTCCCCTCGATGGTCGGATCACCACGCGCATCGCTGGCGCCTTCGCTCGGTCGATTCGCACGATCCACTCGTCGACGCCGCGCCCCTCTTTGTCGTCGCACCCGAGCCACCGAGCTATCTCGTCGCGCGATCCCTTCGCCCGTGCAACGGCGTTGTCCCCATCAAGCGTCTTCCCCCGCGCGCCCTGCACGATGGTGATCTCGACGACGACGGGAAGCTCTGGCGGCGCTTCGTTGCGCGCCAGCAGCGCCGCAGCGATTGCGTTTTTGACCGACATTTTCTTTCGAATCGTGTCTCTGCGCTTGCTCTCGCTGTTCGCGCTGTCGGCGTGCTCGACGAGCGGCACTTCGAGCGCGATCTGCTGCCCATCGATCTCGGACCACGGGCGCCGAGCCATTCGAGCGCGCTGAGCTCGAAGCAGCCCGAGCACCGACGAGGCGCCCCAGCGAGAAGCGCGGCGCGGTCTTGTCCCCTGGTCGTCGAGCTTCGAAGCAATCGCGCGCAAGCTCTTGCGAGACGAACGGAGTTCGATCGCGGCGCCGATCGCTTCGAGCTCGCGCTCGTCGTCGACGATCCGCGAGTAGCGCTCGCCGTCGGTCTTCGGCGCGCGCCGCTTCCCGTACGGCATCTGCCCCAGCGCTACGCCCTTCGAGCGAAGGTGCTCCATCGCGAGCCGAACGCGCTCCGCCGTTTGCTCTCGCTCGAATTGCGCGAGGACGCCAAGCATCGCGACGAGGACGCGCCCAGCCGCCGAGGATGTGTCGATCCGCTCCTGCACGCTTTGGAAGCTCGCGTGCAACGGCTCGAAAACGTCCTCGATCAAGTGGTACAAATCGCGCGTCGATCGCGTCATGCGGTCGAGCTTGAGCACGACCAGGGTGTTCGCCTCGCCTGCTCTCAGCCGCTCGATCGCACGCTTCGCCGCTGGACGCTCAAGGCTCTTGCCTGAGTAGCCGTCGTCGATCTCGACGCCAACGAGCTCGATCTCGTGCACGGCGCAGTAGCGCTCGATCGCCTCTCGCTGAGCGTCGATCGACAGCCCGCGCTCCGCCTGACGCTCGGTCGAGACGCGGACGTACCCGATCGCCTTCGGCGACGCGATCGCCGATCCCTTGGATTTTGCCGGTCGCTCTCTTGCCATCGTCGTCTTTTGCCGCGGATCACAGCGAGTGTCAACAAATCATTGACACGGGGTTGCCCGCGTAGGATACATGAGGCTCGAAGGACACCAGAGGCAAAGACAAATGGCAGCCAAAAAACCGACGAAAAAACCAGTGAGCAAGCGCACCGCAACGCCGATCAAGGCCGCCACCAAATCGGACGCGACGGCTGTCGCTCTGCGCGTCAAGCGCCGCGCCGACGAGCTCTCGGACGCGGTTCGGCTGGTCATCGCGGCCGAGCGCAAGAGGCTCAGCCTGACGTATCGGCAGGCGGACGCGCTCTGCGGGCTGTCGCGGAACATCGTCTACAAGATCGAACACGGGCGCGTCGCTGTGTCGCTGCTACAGATTCTCGCGATCGAGCTCGGCTTCTCTCTCCCGCTCGGGTCGATCGTGGCGCGCGCGGTGTCCCCGCCATCGCCCGCGGTAGTCCACGCGGCGTCGCCGGCTCCCGAAGGAGCGTCCGGTGAGCAGCGATGAGCGCGCGCCGATCGTAGCGCTCGCAAGGGCTTTGGAGCGCCAAGCGTCGCCGATCGAGAGAGCGGTCGACGCGAAGCGGCGCGACGACACGTCTGCGAGCGCGGCCCTGTGGGTTGCGCAGTGGATTTCTACGGTTCTCGCGGCTGACGAAGGGACACACGCAGGATGCGACGCCCAAAATCCAGCGACGAAACGCGCGCGCTGAGCCTCTTTGCGCGCGCGATCCAGCGGTTGCTCTACGACTCAGCGGACGGCGATGGGTACGTCTCGATGACCACAACCACGGCTGACGCGGCAGGGCTCGCGCGCGCGATCGCTCGCCTTCACGGAGCGACGACCGGAGAGCGACGTCTGCTCGCGCGCGCCGCAGAAGAGCTGCTGTCGTCCGAAGCGGTCGCGATCGAGTCGTCCGAGACGATCAGGCTTGACGCTCGCACGCGAAGGGAAAGGGGCACGAAAAGAGACTCAACGTCGCGAAACGACACGATTAGCGCTGGCATTTTCTCCGTCTCCGGCCCGAGGACGCCCGCCGTGCACGAGCGCGGATCGAGAACGGACGCAAGCCAGCGAAACAACAGCGGTTCGCAGAGCAATAAACGCGACATTCCGCAGAAGACGCCCGCCGTGCACGAACGCGGATCGAGAACGGACGCAAGCCAGCGAAACAACAGCGGTTCGCAGAGCAATAAGCGCGACATTCCGCGCGGCGCCCCCCAGGGCGAAGAATGTTCGACATTCCGCGACGCGAGAACTGATGCAACGCCGCGTAACCATGACACTTCGTCTGACATTCCACGTCGCGAAACGGTCGCGAGGGGGATAGCAATAGCAATTAGAGAAGAAATAGAAGAGCTCGGACTGAGCGAGGAGCTTCGCGCAGCAACGTCGGTCGAGGGATGGTGGCTGGACCCGGTGACGGTTGGGCTCGTCGTGCAGGTCGTCTCCGAGGGTCGAGTGACGCTGGGCGCCACGTCGCCAGACCCGGTCCTCCAGGGCGTTCTGCGGAGGCTGACCGAGGAGCGTCCGTCCCTCGGCGCCGAGCTGCTCTGGTGGGCCTTCCTGGCGCGCACAGAGGAGGACGGCTGGCACTCTGGCGACCGTGACCGGCGCAGGCTCTTGGGGTCGATCCCAGCGGGCGGAGAGCTGCCAGCGGCCAAGGGTCTCCGCGGGTGCCTGGAAAGAGCGTCGACGGCGCTGCTCGCGCACCAAGCCAAGAGGGCGCGCGAGCGAAGGGACCGATCGACGGAAGCCCGCGCGTCGTCGTCGGCCCCGAAGTTCGCAGAGCCGAGCGTTGGCCGTCCCGCGGTGCGCGATTTGGTGGCCCAAGCGAAGCGGCTGGCAGAGCAGGCGAAGGCAACGAGAGACGCCCGAGACGCCGCCCCAGCGGCGCCCGATGACAACGAGGGCGCGCGATGACGAGGCTTGCAAAGCGCCCCGATGACCGGATCACACGCACGGGCAAGAGTCGGCGCGTCGACGCGTGGCCGGCTGCTGAGTTCGCAGCCGCAAAGCGCCGAGTCGGCGAAGAGGTCGCGGATGGCGGACTCGCCGTCCCCCATGATCTCGTCGCCGAGCAGTCGACGCTCGGCGCGGTGATCCTCGACAACGCCGTGCTCCCGCTGGTGCGCGCGATCGTTCAGCCAGAGAGCTTCTATCACCCGGCGCATGCGCTGATTTTCCAGTGCATGCTGACGATCGCTGACCGCGGGGACCCGATCGACGTCCTGACGCTGACTGATCAACTCCGCACACACAATCGGCTCAACTCGATCGGCGGGATGCAATACCTCGCCGAGATGACCGAGGCGTGCGTTACGATCGCGCACGTCGAAACGCACGCTCGAACCGTGAAGCGTCTTTCGTTCTGCCGCTCCGCGATCGTGTCCGCGACGGAGATTGCGATCGCGGCGAGCGATGGCCGCGTGCAGGACGTCGAGGACGCCATCGAGCGAATCAGGCGCGGCGCGACGGCCACCAGCACGCGAAAGCCGCCCACGCCGCTCAACGAGGCCATGGCGACGGCGCTCGAACGTTTCGCCGAACGGCTCGATGCGCGCGGCGAGGGCCGAGAGAACGAGGTCGGAGGGCTCTCGTGGTGCGTGAGCGAGCTGCGCGCCTCGTTGCCCGCGGGATCGCAGATCGGAGACATGGTCGTCATCGCGGCGCACACCAGCGTCGGAAAGACAGCGTTCGCGATTCAACAGGCCGTCCACGTCGCGCTCGAACACTGCCCCAACGACAACGACGTTGTTGCCGTGTTCTCGCTCGAAATGCTCGCAGAGGCGCTCGCGCTTCGGCTGCTCTGCGCGCTCGCCTCGAAACAAGTTCTCGGCAACGGGCGGACCTGCGAAGTGTCGCAGCAAGCAATGCTGTCAGGCATGGTGTCCGAGCCGCAATTCGAGGCGATCTCGAAGGTGATGCAGCACGTCGACATCGCGAGGTACTCGAAGCTGCTCATCGTCGACATGTTCGGAGCCGGGATCGATTTCGTCGAAGCGCACCTTCGGACGCTGCGCGCTCAGGGGAAGCGGATTCGAGCGGTCGTGATCGACTACCTACAGCAAATGGAAAGCATCAAAGACGACGAGGTTGCTTCGCTCGCGGCCCTCACCAAGCGAATCAAGAAGCTCGCGGGCGAAGAGAAGACGGTCGTGTATCTGCTCTCGCAGCTTAGTCGCGGCGAAGCGTCAAAAGACGGGAAGCTGCGAAAGCCAACGCTGCGCGACCTTCACGGGTCGTCGACGATCGAGAAGGACGCAGACGCCGTTGTGTTCCTGCATCGCGAGGACAAGCGCTCGCGCGCTGCAACGATCATTGTCGCCAAGTGGCGAAACAGCCAGCTATTCGAAGTTGAGTGCGAATTCAGGGGAGCAGAGAACGAGTTTGTTTCAATCACTGACGCAGCCCGTACAGGGGAATACGAAGAGCCGCGCGGCGAATACTACTGAATCGAAGGGAGACTGCGGAATGTCTATCAAGAAAAGCAAGAGGAGCCCTCACTGGACGCAGCAAGAGCTGACAAAGCTGACTCAGCTCGTCAGGGACGGCTACACGACGCGATCGATCTATCGCGAGATGACGAAGTATCACCCTCACCGAGCGAGCGGGACGAACCCGAGGGCGAGGCGAACATGGGTCGCGATACGCAAGATGATCGACAGCATCGCGAAGAATGCTGTGGCGGAGCGCTATCAGGGAATGTCGACGATCCCGACGGTAGCAAAGATCGCGAAGGTGTCGCACCACACCGTTGCGAAGGCTCTGGATCGCTACACGGTAGAGACCGTCGCTCACTTGCGATCTACTGCGACTGCTGGTCGAGTCGGCGAGGCAAATCCCATTCGATACGTCAACACGGAAGAGGCGATCGACGCGGTGTCTCGCTACCTCGCCGAATCAGACTCCGAATTCATCGGAGCGAAGGCGTATGTGTGCCGATTCATTCTGTCCGACGAGAGAGCCTCGTCGCTTCTGGTTTGCCGGATGATGCGCGCTATGCTGAAAGCGGCAAAAAAAGCAGGGTTTGACGTGCGTCAGGTCGGAAAGACGAAGAAGAGTGGCGGCGCTACAAAGGCGCATTTGACCGCCGAGCAGTGGGACTCTGTAAGGCAGTCTGGCGAGGAGATTTTCAGACACACAGAGAGCAATCGGCTCAAGAGGGAGAAGGCACTGGAGTCGATCCTGAATCGTGGCGTGTCGAACAGCGTCGGGCTGCGAGCATTCCTCGCAGAGCACTCGCCCGAAGACGCACGCGCGCTTCGAGCGTCCGCAGCGAAGGCAGCGGCGGCTGAGCGAAGGAAGGAAAAGCGCGCTCGGCTGGGGCAAGCGAGGGCAGCATGAAAACGATTGCTCTGCTGATGATTTCCGACGCGGTCATCGCGTCGCCTTTTTCTGACGTCTGCAAGGCGTCGGTGCAGGCTGCGATCGACCTGATCGCGCCCGACACGATCGTCTACGACGGGTCACGGAAGGCGCGTGGCTGGATCGAGGACGCGCTCTCGATCGACGGCGCGAGAGCTCTCCGCGCGTACCTTCTCAACGGCGCCGTCGTCGACGGCTCGGGGCAGCAGGTTCGGGAGTGGGAGTCGCCGCCCGCGCTCGCGGAAGCAAAGGCAGCGGACCGCGAGCGCAGGCTGTATCAAGCGATGATCTCCGACTGCTATCGCCGGATGCTCACCGCCGAAGTTGGCGTGATCTCGGCGGCGATCGATGCACGAGGCTCGCACTACGGCCCGCAGTCCCAGGCGGAGCTGAAGGCGCGATTGCTCGGGCTCGCGATCGTCCCGATCCATTTTGCGCCTCAGTCCGACGCGCTGACGAAGACCCTGCTAGCGAGGCGAGCTGGCGCGAGATAGTCTCTCGCAATGGCTGCGACACAACGAGCGGCGAAGCCGCGCAAAGAGCACAGACCGCCAGCGGGGACACCGACGCCCTGCGGAGCGCGCGGGGGCACTCTCGTCGGAAAGGTCGTCCCTGGGCGCGGTGGCGGCGTCGTCAAGTCGTGCGCGGTGCCTCCGAGGGCTCACCCGAGGCGCACAGACGTGCTCGTCGTGCCGCAGGGGAAGCTGATCGTGGATGGACGTCCGATGCCGCTCTCGCGCGCGCGTCGGCGAATCCGGCTGAGAGAGACCCTGGTCTCGCTCACGTCGCTCGACGCTGCGTACCTCTACGACGCACACCAGAGCTTCGCGCGCACGGGCATCCCCGCGCCGACGGGCGTCGAATTCCCCCACCAAGCGGGCTCCTCTCGCTGCGATCCGCAACACCCCGTGTGGTCGGGCTACGAGGATGCGCGCGAGGCTGCGGCCGAAGAGGCGAGCTCGGTCACATCGGAGCTCGATGAGGACGCAGAGGGCGCGGACGAGGCGTACGCAGAAGCGATGCTCGCGGCCCTCAAGCGCCACCCGCGCTTCGCCGAGTGGCTTCGCACGTCGCAGGAGTGCGCAAGAGGGTTTGCGGACCGACAAGAGCGACGCGCGGTGAAGCACGAGAGCGCGGCGTCGCAGCGCGCCGCGCTCAAGCGGAAGGCGGCGGCGAGCAGGGGCGACGAGCGAGACGTGCTCGGCGGGTACCTGAGCGAAAAGCTCGACGAGCTGAGCGAGCGCAAGTGGCGCCCGAAGGCGACGCCCAAAATCCTTCGCGCGCGCGCGCACCCGAAGGCGAAGCGATGAAGAGCCTGGAAGTCTCGAAGTGCGCGAGCGCGCTCGGCAGGGCCGGAGCTCGCGCACGCTGGGGGGACAAGCGCGCGCGCGCCGAAGGCCCCCCGACCCCGAGAGCTGCTCAGCGCCCAGCGCTGGCGCTCCCCGAGCGAGCGTCCGCGGCAGACGTCAAAAAGGCAGGTGCATGGTGAAGGCGAAACCCAAGTATTTCACGGCAGCGCTGGCGGCCATTGCGATTGCGGGGATCGCAGCGACGGCGCGCGCTTCGGGGCCTTCTGTGCTCGCGAGGCATCGCGTCCTGAGGACGGGGCTGTGGTGCTATTGGTTCCTCGACGCCGATCCCGCGCCGTATTGGACGGCAGAGCAGATCGTCGCGAGAGCGAGAGAGTACGGATTCACTGGCGTGATCCTGCACTCGTCGACGCTCACAGGATGGCGCGGAGCGGTCGAGCGCGTTGCAGCGGGGATCGCGGCCGCTGGGCTCGACGTCGCGATCGGTATCGGGCTCGATCCCGACGCACAAGAAGCGCAGGACTGGACGCGCTATCGAGCTGCGTGTGCCGACGCGATTGCCTCCGCGCTTGCTTGGCCGTATCCGGTCGTCCTCGATTGGGAAGGTCCGTGGGAGAGCTTGACGACGGGCGGCACGGACGCGCATCGCGACGACGCCGCCTGGATCGTGCAGCGCGTGCTGGAGAGGCGGCCAGACGCCGTTGGACGCGTCGCGGACGTGCCGTGGTGGAAGCCGTCTGTGCACTCGAAGGCCCCAACGGCCGAGTTCGGTCGGCTGTGCGCCTTCGATCGCTACGTCCAAGCGTACGGAGCGGCGCGCACGAGAGACGGTGAAACTCTCGCCGGCACCGAGGGCCGCACGGCTCGAATGCTCGCGTCGGCCATCGAGACGGAATACCCGGCATTTTGCCTGAGAGCTCGCGTCGAGCGGTGCTACGAAATCATGGGATGCGTCCAGGCGTATCAGCGCACCGCCGAGGATCACCGCGCGCTGATTCTTCGGGAGCGCGCAGCGGGGCGGACGTTGATCTACTGGCATCTTCTCGCGCTCGACGACGCAGCGAAAACTGCGCTACGATCGACGCGCGGATGATCGCGGTCGACGCGATCGCGCACCCACCACACAGGAGACGCAGGCATCATGCAGCCGAAACGCAACAGCAAGGGTCGATTCGTCAAGAGCAGCTCGAAGAAGTCGGGGGCGTCGAAGCCCAAGAGCAAGACCAGCCACAAGAAAGGCAAGGTCACGAAGAAGGCGAAGCGAGAGGGCGCGCAAGCGAAGCGCGCGATCGACAAGGCCGTGAAGGCGACCGCCAAGGGCACGTCGAAGGCGAAGCGCAAGTCCGCTCGGCGCGCGGTGAAGAATCAGGTGGGAGACGTCCTCGGCATGGTCCGAGGACTCGGTCTCTGAGGCTCGACCCACGGGACGAGCGCGTGTAGCCTCGGGGGATGGCTCTCACGAACAAAATGCGCTCAGCGCTGATCTTCTCAGGACTCGGGCTCGCCGCAGCGGCGGCCGTCGCAGCCCTTACCCCCAACTTCAGGCCCGAGCAGATGGGGCGCGTCAGAACGACGCCTGCGAGCGTCAGCGCTGCGCTCGTCGTGCTCGGATTCCTGCGAGGGAATGCGTCGCGAACGTGGACGAACGCCGTCGTTGAAGCGCTCGGGTACTACGCGACGCATTACGACAACGCGTCGCTCAGCGAGACCGCGATCGCTCAGCTCGCGCAGCCCGAGGAGCGTCGATCCTTCGCGGATGACTTGCTCGACCCGATTGTGCGCGCCGCGCAGGTCAAAGACTTGTATCGCTGGGACTCCCTTCGTCACGAGGCGGAGGGGCCGACCTGACGCGCTCGGAGAGCCAGCACGCGAGCAGCCCGATCACCTCGCCCTCGCCCAGCTCGCGTCCCTCCGTCCGGTGCTTGCGCAGCTCTTCGGGCAAGCGATCGTCGGAGCGATTGATCGCCTCGATCGCCGACGCAAGCGCTCTGGCGTGAGGCTCGGTCAGCGAGACATTCTTCTGTGCGGTGATGAGCGGCAGACGCTTCGGTTTCGTCGTCATCGGGCAGTCCTTCGTGTTCGTCCTACCGGCTTCGCGCCGGCGCATTTGAGCTCCTCAAATCTCGCGCGCTCGTAGATGCCGCGCTTGCCCTTGGCGAGACGATCGGCGTTCGAGAGGGCCGTCGAGTGCCTTGGAGCGATCGCATGGTCGATAGACCATCCGTTGTACAGCCGCGTGCGTAGTTGCTGACGACTGATTCCGTTCGCTTCTGCGATCTCAGCGAGTCGCACGAACGAAAGCCACTCGCCGCGATAACGGAATTCGAACCTTGCCCATCGATCGTGCGATCGAATCTCGCCACGCGAAAGGACGCGCAGGTCTGAGGGGCGAAGTGACGCGCAGCCGAAACCTCGCGCGCAGCAGACCGTGCCCTCGGCAGGAAGGTATCGCAGAGGATACAAGCCGGCAGGCGCGTCGCTGGGCCACTGCGCGCCGCAGAACTGACACTGCGCGCCGCGCCAGAGCTCGTGATGTCGCGCTCGAAACCCAGGTCTCGCGACCGCGCTGATCGCGGTGTGCCGCTGGTGGCGTTTCCACAGAGGCATCGTCGCGAGCTCTTGCTCGACCTGCTTCGCTTCGTCGTCACCCATGGGACCACCACTCGCACGGTCGGTCGCTGTCCGATTGCGGCTCCAAGAACCCTGCGGCTCCGTCGTCGTGCAGCTCGTGCTGAGCCGGCGTCGCGGGCTCGCGTTGCTCATCGCGCGCCCACTGCATCACGGCCCCGTGAATCGAGCTCGCAAACCCGAAGAACGCTGGCATGCTCACAGCGCGGGCTCCGTTCCGACGGTCAGTACACTCTCCGTGAAGTCTTCGTTCAGCGCAGCGCTCAGGACCGAAGCGATCCCGCGCGCGACGATGTTCGCCCACGGCGTTGCGCAGAAGTTCGCCTCCGCCCTCGGCGGCCAGAGCGACGACCATTCGCACGTCACGCGCACGTCGGTCAGCGACGCAGCGACGGCGCACAGCATCGAGCCCGTCAGCGCGTCGTGCACTGCGTAGACCTCCGTCCCGCGGTCGACCTTGACCACGCTGATCGAGCCGAAGACTGGCGAGCCATTCTGCCCGCCGCAGACCGCTTCGAGCGTCCTCCTGACGATCGAAAGATCGACTGGCTGTAGCGTCGCGACAACGATGTTCGTCGCCTGTTTCATCGCTGGCGCCGTCGTCGGGTCCCAGCTTCGGCTATTCCTCGACAGTTCCATCTGCTTCCTCTTTCGTAGATTCGTTTGTTGTGTCGCCGCCGACGGGCTCTCCGTCGACGAGAACAATTGCGGAGAGCGGCACGCGACGCTGTTCTCCGGGCTCAAGCCAATTGTAGTTGCCGGCGAGTCGCGTTCGTTCGATCGCCTCGATCGTGAACCGACACGGCGTCCTGCCAACGACGAGCACATGCGTCTCGGTCGTGCCGAACCATCCAACGACGCGGAGCAGCGCCGGAAACGGCTTCGGAAACGCCTTGTACGCAAACTCTTTCCTGCGGCTCGTCATTGGTCACTCGTAGAGAGAAGCGAAGGCGCCTGCCCGAAACGGGGCGAGACCGCCGCTCCTGTAGCACCCGTCCGACGACTCCAATACGGAGCCGTATGCGCCTCCCTCTTCCCATGATCGGCGAACGCAGTACGGACGTCCCGTCGGGCGCGCCGTAAACGATTGCGGCCGCGGAGCCGGTGGGCAAATCGTTCTTCTGATCGACGGGAAGCGCTCGCCGTTCATGTGCCGTCGGCCCTTAGCCCGCGCGCGGCTTCGAGCATCGCGGCGAGGCGATCCTGCGGGACGTCTTCGAACAGCTCACGGTCGTCGCTGTCGACGACGCATGGTCTCTCCCCTGTGCTCTCCTCTGCGGTCATGTCCGGTTCTCCCTTCGGTCGGTCGGCGTCTTATAGCTACGTTGGCTGTTGTGCGCAAGACAGGTGCTTGACGAACAAGAGCAAACGTAGCTATACACGACCTGTCTCGAAGGAAGGAAGGGAAATCGTGTCGATCAGCCAGAAAGACGTTGACGAGCTCACGCGAATGCGCTCGGAGCTCACCAGGATAAAGAACGAGATGGCCGAGTCCGCGAAGGCTCGGGCGAAGCTCCCCAACGAGGACGAGCGCGTCTGCCTCCGTCGGCACCCATGCTTGCCGGAGTACACGCCGCTCTCGGACCCTCCAGAGACCCTGCCGGACTCGGGCAGCTCTTCGTGGGACGGGCCATGCGTCGCTATCGAGAGGCGAGCAGGCGGACTCACAGCGCGTCAGGCGCAGATCGTCGCGTTCATTCGCTCGTTCACCGCGGATCGCGGCAGATCGCCATCGTACAGAGAGATCGCCGTCGAGATCGGCGTGCGGTCGACGAACGCGGTCTCGTGCCACCTGGACGCGATCGAGCGGAAGGGATGGATTCGAAGGGACAGTTTCGCGTCACGAAACATCGTCGTCGTCAAGGGAGACGACGACACGAAGGGAAGCGAAGGAAAATGAACAACGAAGAGCAGAGGCAGAACGAAGCGATCGCGCGAGCGTTCGAGTCGACCGCGGTGCGAGACGAGCTCAAGAGCGTCGCAGACATGATGACTGACCCCGAAGCGGCTCCGTTTGGAGCGGTGCATCTGCTGGCGGGGCAGGTCGCGGCGCGGGTGATTCAGCTCCGTGTCGTGCAAGACATGGCGCGAGAGGACCGAGAGCGCGCTGCGAAGAGAGCGCGCGAGTCGATCGAGGCGAGCGTCGACGCTGCGCTCGATGACGTTGGATCGTGGCTGATGTGGATGCACGGGTTTCACGCCGCTCGCTTCCGCGAAGATCGGTTCGTGCTCGGCGGAGACGACGGCGCATCGCTGTCGCTGTGCTCGGAAATGCTGCTCGAAGTGACGACGACGATGGTTGGTCACTTCGCCCTTGGGGCAGTCGGGATGGAGTATGCCGCAGCGGTCGAGATCAGCGTCAGCGTCGCGTGGGCGCGAATCGCGCATCGGGTCACGGACGACCAGGAGCGATGCGTGCGAGCGCTGCGGTCCGCTGCCGAGCACGCGCCGCTGTCATTGCGCCAGCGATTCGCATCGGTTGCTGACGCGCTGGAGACGCGAATCAAAAGAGCGATCGACCGCAGGCGAAGAACGACGTACGCCGTGTGCGCGACCGATTGCGCCAGCTTCGATTGCAGCGAAGACGACCCCACAGTGTTCGTCTCTTCTGTGGAAAAAGCAGCCGAGCACGCGATCGAGGCTGGTCTCTCGCCGAACGACGTTGCGATCGAGCGATGGGTCGAAGTCGTGCCGACGATCGATCGCGACGTGGGAGACATGATCACTGATGCGGTGCAGGCGGAGTGGGAAGACCCGGATCACTTCGATGCGATGGCCCTGGTCGAGAGGCACTTCTCGCCTGAGCTCTCGGCGATCCGAGCGAAGGTCGAGACATGGAACGAGCGCGCGCCGAAGCTCGCTTGGTGGGTCGCTGGCGGTAAGACGCTGAGCGACGACGAGGTTCGAGAAGCGTTCGACGAAGCGAGGAAGCGCGCGAGCGCTGATGGCGTAGTCTCGGGCGAGGAGAAGTCAGGATGAAGTCGAAGATGCTCGCAGCGCTGATCGCCGCCTCGTGCCTTGGGTGCACGCCGTTCTTCGGGGCGCCTCACTTGTCGTTCAGCGAATGCGCCCGTCGCTGCCGCGTCGACGGCATGCGAATTCGCCAGATTCTTCACCACGGAGAATTCGCCAACACTTGCGTGTGCGAGCCGCGCGCGACGGAGAGGCGGGTAGCAGCGTGACCCGCGCAACCTGTCGCTGCTCGAGTTGCCCGCGC